CGGTTAGCTCAACAACCCCATCCGTGGAATGCGAGGCCACTGCCGAGCTTTCCACCACTGGGGGTTCTAATGAGGGTTCATTATGATGCTTCATGTAAGACCCTGTGTGATGTTTAATAGTATCGCCACTATGTGACGGGTTATAGGGTGCCACTGTGTGACGGTTAATAGTGTCCCCCTTATCGTAGTCCCAAGTTCTGATCTGGCTTTTGTAAAGTTGACCTTTCAAATCCTCCTTGGTAATGACGTCCTCGCCTAGTTTCTCCAGATTGATTTTATAGAGATTCGATGTCCTCCGACCAATCTTGTCCTTGCGATCCTCCGCTGTAATCAGTCCAATGGATTCCATCGCCCAAAGATACTTGCGGGTGGTCTGCTGATTGATGTTAGCCATGCTTGATATTGTCGAGATGCTGGGCCAGCAAGTGCCTTCATCATTCGCGCAATCCGCCAATGCCAGCAATACCAGCCGAGCATTACCCTCCGTCTTACTTTTGTCGAAAACGGTAGACATAATCTTAACGCTCATTTTATGCCCTCCCTTATTTTATCCCAGTCGAGTAGAGCAATGTCATTCTTGGGCCAAACCAAACATTTTCTCTCGGTAAGATCGTTAAGATGGTAATCTGATGCTCCGGTAGCAAATCCTGTCAGTCTTTCAAATTCATTAATTCCATCTTCATCCATACGAATGAATCCGGTTCCTTCTTGTTCCATCATAGCCAAAGCCACAATGCTGATGTTTTCTTCACGGGCGAAATCGCCCATCAAGTAGATAGTGCGAAGATTTCCTTTTGTCATTTTAATAGGGGCGGCCCCTTGTGGCGACTAGAAAAGCGGCAACTGACGCATAGGAGTGGTTTTCACCACAAGGGACCATATTGGTTTTTGTTAATTTAGATTTTCTAGTTTTCTACTCGGCTCCTACCCCGAGGCAGGGATTGCTCCCTACGCTGACTAGACTACCCTACTGCTGGAGGGTGTCAATCACAAAATTTCTACTGATCACAATGGTTTGGTTTTTATATCGCCGATCACAATCTCGTATCGAACTCCTTCTGCCCATTCGTGCATTTGATCAACTATTTCTGCCCAGCAATCTTCTGCGGCTTCTGGCCCGTTAAGGGTGAATATATGGCGGCGCTTGAAGAGATCGCCCTTTTCCTCGTCGGCTTGGAGTTCGATCAGGTGGATGCGGTAATCGCCCCCGATAAAAACCGCGAGTAGTGCTTTCCCTCCTCTACGGATCGCCATGCAGATACAGCACTCTTCGGGATCGTAGACCGAGTAATGGAGGTAGATCGGGGAGTCGATGAGGTTGGCGAGGAGCATGTGGCTCGCCAGCGTGGTGAACTGGACGGAGGTGAGCATATGGTCGGCTAGGACAAGCGGAGCGTCTTCCTCATTCATTATCGTCAACGATAGCCAAAATGCCCTTGACCCGTCAACAAAAATTGGTAATCTATCCAACCATGTCGGATCACCCATTGATGCAAGCCTACCACGCCTACGAGCATGCCTGCAAGCAAAGCAAGTTGGTCAAGGACATAGGTCGAGCGGCCTTTGCTAGGCAGTTGCGCGAAACCCGCGTGTCACTCGGACTGACAGTTCGCCAATTGGGCAAGATCGTGGGGACAACCGGATCATTTATCAACCAAATAGAGACGAACCACAAGAGCATCTTGAAGCTCGCGCAGATAGAGAGGATCATCGGGATATGCAAAGACGGAAACCACTCAAGGCAAGAAACGGATTTAAGAAACGAGGAGGAAGGCTACGAGCGGTAAGCAAGAGTAAGCATGAGCTTCTTAAGGAATATGGAAAAGCAAGGCGCGAATATCTCAAAGAACACCCGTTGTGCGAATGTTGCCGCGATTATGCGACCCAGATTCACCACAAATCCGGCAGGGGAAAGTTCTTGTGCGACAAGTCAACCTTCATGGCGACCTGTTTTTACTGCCACCGCCGCATCCATGACAACCCCGAATGGGCCAAAGAACGAGGCTATCTAATCTATCAATTCACCTAATATGTTCCAATCATTAATCACCTGCAAAGGATTCATCAGCGACGAGAAACCAGACAAGATTCGCTTTCGACAAGATTACGTCGATTGCTGGATCAAGAAGAAAGATATCGACAAGATTCAGAAGATTGAAAAAACACACGAGGGAGATATCTTCGCGTTGGTCACGGTGAAGGAAGAGACTGCCAATCTTCTTGAACTGATCGGCGTCCTAGAATAATCTAGGGAAGATATAGCTAGACTTGATCTTTGACACATTTTCCCCGTTCTTATGCCGGACGAAGTAGGTTCTCGGAACTGAAAAGCGTGGATGTGGCAATACTTCCGGAATATCGGAGGAGCATCGCGGCGGGGAAACCAATTTAGTGGGCGAACTGCTTGGCGGGTCGTATCCCGGCTCCACTGGATATCCGTCGAACGGGAAGCCGTGAGACAGGCGGAACCACTAAAACTTTGCGGCAGGCAGGTGGTCAACTTACCGGATGACCTCTAATGTGGAGCGCAAAGCACCGCTTGCGCGTTGAAACAAATGAGGCACATCGAACTGGGGGAACGCTGGGTCGTTCACAAGTTTGGCAACCCCACACCTGAAAAGCGGATGCATACGCGTCCCTGCCGCAAACCCTTTTTCTGGCGGGGTAGCCAAGTGGTAAGGCGCGGCTCTGCAAAAGCTGTATTCGTCGGTTCGATCCCGACCCTCGCCCCAAGAGTCTGAAGAGTATTTTTTTGACTTTAAGTCCAAAGCAAATATGCTGTAGGCATGAAAATAAGCCGCGGGACAATCAGAGAAGATGGAATGATATTTTGGAAGCGTAAAAATAACAAAGAGATATGGCTTACGCCTGAAAAGTTTGAACAAGAAAAAAATCAATACAAGGAATACATAAAAACAAAGTGGTATCCAAAAAACAAAGCAAAAGTAATCCAAAGAGTCAATCAATGGAGAAGTGACAACAGAGAAAGAAGAAATAAATATTGTTTAGAATGGGCTCGTAAGAATTACGAAAAGTTATATATATCCAGAAAAACTTGGAGATTAAATAATCCAGAAAAAATTAAAGAAGCACAAAAAAAGCATTATATTCTGCACCCAGAAAACAGAATGAAAAAACTCGCGCTTCGTCGGTGCAGAGAAAAAAACCAAGCCCCAGAATTAACTGAAAATCAAAAGAAAATTATAGATTGTTTATTCATGCAAGCAATTAGGTTGGGTAAAATTTTTGGAACAAAATTTGATATTGATCACATTATTCCTATAGCAAAAGGAGGACTGCATATTCCAAGCAATCTGCAAATACTTCCGGCTAAAATAAACAAAGCCAAGGGATCAAGGCATATATTCAGATGGCAAGATTATGCCTCACCGTCATCGTCGCTCGTATAGCAATCGTCCCAATCATTCTCTAAAATACTTTCTTTTTTTTCCGCCCAAAATCTATTTGTTGGTATAGTTTTGTTCTGCCCAACAAACATAAGTCCATTCCGTCTAGCCATTTCAATCAGATAGGCCATTGCGTCACCTAAATCGCAAGACTGCCCAACTCGCGCTTTGTAATCGCTTTTCGTTTCGATGCTGATCTTCTTATTCTTTATGTCATATCTGCGAAGGCAAAGTTCTCGGCCAAGTTCAGAAGCGTAATCAACTCCATAGATTACGCGAGAACGCCATCCGTGATACATAGAGAACCAATATTCCGATACAATTCTATCATAGACCTCACTACATGGCCGCTTATCGACTTCCGCCGCTATCCTATCAGTAGGCTTACCCATGGAAGAGATGAGAACAATACTATGCCCGCTCTGGTCATACTTCAGCCACTCGCGGATGATAGCCTGCCCGACCCGCCCACCATCGCCCGAGACATCCATACCAAATCGGTGGGGCTGAACGCCAGCGGTGCGGCAGATATCTACAACTTTCTCGGCAAGTTGAATCTCAAACTCGGCAGTAGCATTGGCAGATATCTGAATGATGTGCTGCTTCTCTAGGTAGAGAACCTTGTTCTTGGTCCCGCGCACGAAGCCTAACTTGCCGACAGAGAGAACACAGCGATCTCCACCAGCGGTGAAGGCAGTATCAAATCCTGCCACCTTCACCATACCCTCAGAGTCCCATAGTGGTTCTTCATTAGTATTGGCATTTCTGATCACATCTGCGGTGAGAATAGTTTGAGCGAAGCCGGACTTCGGCCACCACCCGATAGCATTCCGCATATAGTCCACGGAGTTGGCATCCCCGTAGGCGAGTTTGAGCATATCGGCCTGCTTCTCGCGGTCCATAAGGAACGGGAAGGGAGAAGGTTCACCCTCGGGAGCTTGGAAGTTCGGCGACTTCATGCCGTTGTAGAAGAGGCAGATTCCAGTCTCGGTCTCCCACTTCTCCATATCCATGTTCACCCCATCAAAGTTGGTAGCCCCCTTGGGCAAGCACCAACGAGTATGAGGATTGTCGCCGACACTAGGATTGCCGATACCGATGAAGACCTTATCATTGTTGGAAGCGAGGTTGGATCGGACGGTAATCGCGCCCATCTCCATTTCAGGCAACTCATCCATCGCCATCCTTACCCTCTTATTCTTACGACCACGAGTGGTATCAATCGCCTTCTGTCCGGCGGAACCCTGCTCGAAAGCAAGAGCCTTGATAGCATTCTGGAAATCGCGCTCATCATCGCCTTCCGCGCCATCCCATACAATCATGTGTCGGTAGTCAATCAACTGACCAAAGCGAACCCGCTGGAGCTTCCATAGCTTGGCGATGATACCCCAGATACGATCCTCCGACGCACCGATAGTGGTAGTCGCCACCCAAGAGGAAGTGCAATGCGGGGCCGCGCACCAGTCCAAAAGAATCCACAACCCCACGGGAAACGACTTTCCCATACTCGCAGCGCCCGCGAGAACCACATCGTCGTTATTACAAAGCTCCTCCAGAGTGCGAAGTAATTGGGTATTGGTATACCCGCGATTCTTGATAGATACATCACGCGGCCATTGGATTTGAACCGCCTTGATAAAATGCTCAAAGGGAGTAAGGAGCTTATGATCCGCGAGGTTGATCCCCTTCTCTTGCTGGAGCCACCTACCATACCTGCCTCGGGTGAGAGCGTAGCAATAGAGTTCTATAGCGAGGTCATCAATCTCTGCGGGAAAGAACATCCCGTATTTTTCCCTACCATTCGTGCTTGACATTCCTCCAACATAACAATAAAAGTTTGTTTACAGCAAGCACGAATCGAAAGCATGAAACTCAAAGATCGCAACAGAGGACCAGTCGGTGGGTTCTACTACAAATATGTCATCAAGCGACCAGAGCTTGGTTCCCACCTCGACTTCCCCGCGATTGTCTACGGTTCCACTTGGAGCAACCTAATCTCAAACATCGAGAAGGATATGAAGTCAAACGGGCAGGCAGTCCCCGCCGATCTAGAGTATCAGGTGGAGCAACAAATCTGCGCCCGCCAACCAGAGGATCGTTGCTGGCCCCAATCCGGCGATGTGGTTGCAAATGTTATACACGGAGCCGCCCGCGTCATAGACAAGCTAACAGGAACCAAGCTGGAGAAGAAGGCGAAGGGTTGTCTGTCATGCGGGAAGCGCAGGGAAAAACTGAACAAAATCTTGTAAAATAATTATCGTCAACGATACTAACCAACCATGCTATCCATAGGCCCAGACTCATTTTCCTTGCTAACCCTAGACGAGGACGGCAATCCTCCGAAGACACGAATCTCCTCTAGCAACCATGCTTGGAGCATCGCTGACAATCTCGCTAGGAACAATGTCGGGCGTGAGAACAAACGCTTGAGGCTATACAAAAACTACAAAAGATTTCCACCGACTGACTATAGCAAGCTGGCGCAGAAGACATTACCATTTTCCGCCAATGTCAACTGGGGCCAGATGGAGTTCATCGTAAACAACCAGAAGTCTTCCTTCTACGACATCCTCACAGAGCGCCAAGCCTGCGCCACAATCACCACAAAATATGGAAACGAAAAAGAAAGGCTCGTCCACTCGGAGAACATCACGCACGCATTCGACCAAGCATTGCGAGAATGGCCGGGGTATCTATATAACAAGGAGCAAGACCTTGAAGAAATGCTCCTCTACGGGAAAGGCATCGGCATGTGGGAAAGCCCACTCGGCTGGATGCCCAAGCATGTCTTCCTTTCTGATGTCTTGTTTCCCGACGATATCAAAATTGATTTCAGCAATCTTGAAGAGTTCGTTGTTCGCCGCCGACCCACCCCCTATGAACTTTACAAAATCGTTGAAAAGGGGCAGGCCGCGAAAGACATGGGATGGAACATCGACGCGGTAATTGACGCGATCCGATTCCACCGAGCATTTAGCGAGCATAACCGCACCCGCGAAGACTTCTTCCGCATGATCTCGGAAGGTAGCTTCAACTGGTCATTGTCCGTGAACCAGAAGATTGATCTATACGAAATCTACTGGCGTGAGTTTGACGGCAAGATTTCCAAGGGAGTAATCCTTCAGGACTACTACCCGATGTCCGAATACATCAACAAGAACCTGCGCCCCGGCGACAAAATCAGCGAAGATGTCGTGCGCGAGCAGCACGGGTTTCTGTGCCTCAAGGTGGGCATGTATGAAAGCTGGGACCAGATTCTCTATATGCTGACCGACTCGGTTGGCTCTGGAATGTTCCATGACATCAAGAGTCTGGCAGAGTCGGCATTCGTCGCCTGCCGCCAGTATGACTTCACCATGAACAGCATCGTGGATGCCGTTCGCCTCAACTCCATGCTCCTCTTGGAAGGCCAGTCCCCCGACGCTACCAAGATGCTCAAGCAAATGGAATGGCTGCCAATGAGCATCATGCCAGACGGAGCGAAGTTCGCGCAGAACCGCATCCAACTTCCGGTGCAGGAGAGCATGCAGTTCATGCAATTTTACATGGGCGATCTCTATCGCGGGATGGGGCAGTATCGCATCAACGCGCCCAACGCTGGAGGAAAGCAACGCACCAAAGGCGAAGCAGAACTCGACGCCGCTGAATCCGCCAAACTTTCTGGCACACAAATCCGCCGATTCAACGAGTGCGAAACGCTATACTTTAGAGAACTCTACCGACGCTTTGTATCCTCTACTCGGGACGATGATGGCTGGGAATATGTCCAGAAGTTCTACGAGATATTGGAAGAACTCGGCACACCGAAAGAAGCTGCCAAGTGGAAGAACATTACCAGCGTTCGTTCTAACCTGATTAACGGAGCAGGAAGTCCGAGCTACAAACTTATCGTTGCCGATAAACTGCTGGGCTACACCTCAATCACCCCAGCCAACGAAGGTCAGGAGAACGCGGTCAAGGACGCAATCGCGGCACTAGCAGGTCGGGACAATGTTACTAGGTATCGCAACACCAAGATGAGCAAGATTGACGACACGATGCGAATCATTGGTTTCGAGAACGCTGGCATGACCGATGTGTTCGTGAACCCCGCGAACTTCCCCGTGTTGCCGACCGATCCCCACATCGAACACGCCCAAGGTCACTTCGCCGATCTCATGTTGCAGATTCAAACCAGCATGCAGGCGGTGCAGGCAGGCGCGGGAGATGTCACGGAACTTGCCAAGGCAGTCCGCTCCATCCAATTCAAGGGTGGCCACATCATGGCGCATGTGGAGTTCATCGCGAAGGACGAGAGCAAGAAAGACTTCCTTAAGCAATTCATGCAAGGCATGGAGCAGGCAGGCAAGATGGGCGACGAACTCAACGCAGTCTACCAAGAAATGGCCCAAGCCGAAGCGCAGAGCCAAGGAAAAGGAATGTCCGAAGAGGATATCAAACTCCAGTTCCTCGCAGCCAAGTCTGGAATCGAGATCGACGCCAAGCAGAAGCTGGCAGACATCGCTATTGGCAAAGCTTCAATCAGCCACGCTCAACGCACAGAACAGCGCAAACAGCAAGGCATCACCCAACTTGCACTCCAAAAGGCCAAAGCCCGCGCCGAGATTCAGAAGACCATGGCAAAGAACAAACCCGTGGAGGAGGAAGAAGAGGACGAGGACGAGATGGAGAACGAAGTTGAAGAACCAGAGGAGATCGAAACCGAAGAGGTGGAGATCGAGCAAACCGCTCAACGCCCCCCGGCGCAACCTACTGAATGAACGAAGACCCAATAAAGCCCTTGTGCGCGGCTATAGTAGCGCACGAACAATGGAACGCATTGCAGGCATACTTATTAATGCGAACCGCGCCAAGTAGCGGGATTGACACTCTCCGCAATGCAATCGCCCTAGTAGAATTCTTGGGTGAAAATACACAAGGAGCATTCAAGAAACCCGCCAAAAGCAAAACCAAACCAACGATAGAAACAACCATCGACCCAGACCTAGCCGAATATGAGTGATACCAACGACAACCAAGAGATCATCAGCGACATCAAGAAGAAAGCGGAGATTCCCATCAAGGGAAACGCCGCCGATCTGATTGCCAAGTTCACAAAGAAGCAAACGGACGCAGGGCTTCCAAGCGGAGCCAATGTGAATGATCCCATGCTCGGGCGGGTTCAAGAAGAACAAGAGGAGATTATCGGTGACGATAACGAGGAACCAAAGACCCTAATCCAACCAGAGAAGAAAAAACCCGGCTTCGTGCAGAAGCAGATCGAGGAGAACCGCCGCCTCAAGGAAGAGTTGGAGAAGTTCAAGAACGACGAGGTTCCCAAATACACTACAAAGATCGCAGAGTTGGAAGCGTTGGTTAAAGGAAGCCAAACCACGGCAGAGGCCAACCACTATCAAGAGCAGCTTAATAAAGCAAACGAGCAAAAGGCTGAATTGGAAAGTCAGCTATCAAAGGAAATCCAAGAGCTCCGCAGCAAGCTGGACTTCTACGACCTGACCAGCAACAAGGAATTCCAAGAGCAATACATGAAGCCGATCCAGCATAACTATGGAGAGGCAAAGAAACTGATCGGGACAGACCAGCAGTTGGGCGCATTGTTTAGTAAGGCGGTCACGGCAAACGCCGCCCAGTTCCAGCACGCCAGCGAAGAGGATCGCCAGATCGCCATCCGCGAGAGGGACGAAGCATTGGAAGAGATTGTAAACTCGCTTCCGCTGGTGAAGCAAAGTCGGTTCCTCAACTACATCGACCAATTCATGCAGGCTACAGAGAAGCACGCACAAGCCCTCTACGAGTTTGAGAATACCAAGCAAGAGATCACCCGCACCGCGAAGCAGAAAGAGTTGCAAGCCCGCACCCAGTTCATCAATACATGGCGGGACAGCTACAAAGCCCAGCAAGAAGCGGTAGAAAAAGATATACCGCTTTCTGACGAAATCGTGAGCTACATGAAGGACAAAGGCATCAAGTTCGACACATCGAAAGACGATGCCATTGCCCTCGCCGCCACCCAGCAAAGCGACGAGCCTGCCACGGTGGATGACATGAACCGCCTGATCAACCAAGGCCGGGTCTACAAGAAGCTCCAAGCCCTTGTGAAAGCCCAGCAAGAGATGATTAGGGAGAAGGACGAGTATATCAGCAAGCTCAAGGGAAGCTCTAGCGTAACTAGCACAT